AAGTATAAGTCTTTAAAAGAAGATATCGTAAGAGAAGCTTTTCCTCTGGCATTAACTCCTAAACCTGCTAAGGTGAAAGAAGAAAAGAAGGACGAATCAGTCCCTTTAGAATAAAATCTCTTTGGGTGTCGTTTCTTAAACGTTTCGAAAAGCCTAAACCGAGTCCATGGTCAGTAAGCGATGACTTACCTGAACCAGAGAGATTTTTTGATGTGAGACAGGTAAGGTTACGTCAACCCCGTAAGAGTTGATTTTTTTTCTAGTTACTATATAATTATATTATGATCTATTCTAATACTAAATCTAAAGTTAAACCTAAGACTATGCCTAAAGCCGAGCGCGAGGCGTATGCTAAATGGTGTGCGAAATACGATATTAAACCTGAAGGTAAAGTTAAAAAGAAACCTACTCCTAATATGATAAAATTACCCGGTACTGTTTATACGCCTTATATTCGCGAGACTATTCGCTATCCTAGTTTAGATACCGGGCATAAGGGTGCTGTTAATACCGGTAAGACTGTTATGCGCTATACGGGCGATAAGATGCTCGGTGTTGCTACGATGCATAAGTCTAATTTAGTTCCTGTTTTCAGTGACGATAATGCTGTTGAGCTATCCCAGATGAGACGTTAAAATGAGTACATTAGTATATAATGCAATCCGTACTCCTGATGGTACTATACTTGAGTCTAAGCATAGACATGACTATGTAGTCTATCAAGATAAGAATGGTAAAGAGTATATGGTAGACGGAGGCCTAGAGTATACCAGACGCAATGTTCATGCTGATGCTCCTTACGAAGAGTTAAGCGTCTATACTACTGACGGTCATGATAGAGTTCGTGAAGTAGTTAAATGGGGCACGTATGGTAAAGATGGTAATCAACCTCTTACGCACATCTTACTTAAAGACATGAATACTGAACATATTGAGGCGTGTCTTGAGAATGTACCGTCAATGCACCCAGCATACAAAGAATCTTTTAAAGAAGAATTGAAACTAAGGAGTTTATAATGAGTTTGCCTTCTGATCCCGCCGCCCGTAAAGCTATTAAGAAATGTATGGATGAGTTATCTGCATCCATGGCACGTATTGATGGAGAACGAGATTTTATTAAAGAAGCTATTGATAATATTTGTGAAGAATATGAAATGAGTAAAAAAACGTTTCGTAGACTTGCTAAGGTTTATCATAAGCAGAACTTCTCTAAGGAGGTTGCCGAGCATGAAGAATTTGAAACTATGTATGAGCAGCTGACTGGGGAAACCAGTCTAGGTGATATTAAATAAAATGCATACTGTTTATAACTTAGAGATGCAGGTACGAGATAAGATGAATCGTATTAAGAAGACATCTCACGTAGGCGTTTTTAAGACGTTAGAAGAAATAGAAGTTGCTAAGACTAAAATATTAGTAGATAATCCTAGTATTACATTTGAGGTACATCCCTGTGAACATATTCTATTTGAGCAACAATCCAACTAATTGTGCTCAACAGCATGTAGATAAGCATGTTGTTAAAATGACACTTGAATACGGTCAGTTAATGTCTACTGCCCATCGCGTATTAGACGGACAACCGTATTACGGTAAGACTAAAAATAATCGTAATATTCAAAGATGGTTACTACCAGATTCAAGAGAAGAAGTTGTATGGAAAGCATCTCACTTTAATCATCCCTCTGGTATCTGGGTCAGGCAATCGGCTGATCACTATACGTGGTTATATTCATTATGGCTTGAAATGCTGTCGGAGTATACTCATCGCTACGGTAAAAATCATGCAACAGAGAGAATGAAGCCGGTTTTTAGTACATTACCTAAAAATATACCGCAATTAGGCTGGCTTTCAGATCCTCCTCCTGCCATGCCTGATGAGTATAAGGTAGGTAACGTCATACAGAGTTATCGTAACTATTACATGGGTGATAAGAAGTCATTTGCTTCATGGAAAAACCGTGATACACCAACCTGGTTTGTTAAGTTGTGAACAAAGCTATTATTTTACCATTATTCTCTACCCCTGTGTATTTAAACAATATTGATACATATAATGCGGTAAATTATGTAAGATCTTTAGAATATATACCTAACGGTTTTACAGATCGCGAGGGGGCATTCATTCATAATTGTTTTTTTGCAAACAACTATTACATATTAAATGACCCTGTATTATCATTACTTAAAAAAAATATTGAAGCAGAGATTAATAGTTTCTTAAAAGACCAGCTTTATTTTTCAAAAGAAATAAATTTTAATATAACTACTTCTTGGGTAGTAAAGCATCAAACAGGTCATTTTTCACAGTCACACTTTCACTCTAATAGTTTGTATTCTGGTGTTGTGTACTTACAGGTTGATGATACTAGCGGGGGTATTTTTTTTGAAAGCAAAGCCCGTCAATCTCCACTATATCCTACAGAAATGTCTATAGATATTAAGGAATATAATATTCTTAATTCTGTTGTTTGGGAATATCTACCAAAAAATAACGATATAATTATTTTTCCTTCTCATTTAAGACATAGTGTATCTGTTAACAATTCGAAAATTGATCGCTATGTTATCGCTTTTAACATATACCCGTCTGGTATATTGGGAAAGAATACAATAAATGAGCTCGCAATTTAATAAAAGTATAAATAAAAATATGCCAACATATACATTTAAAAATACTGAAACTGAAGAGATTTACGATAAGATTATGTCGTGGAACTCTCGTGAAGAGTATTTAAAAGAGAATCCTAATCTAGAGGTCATCATTGGTGCCCCTGTCATGGGTGACGTAGTTAGACTAGGAATTAGAAAACCTGATCAAGGCTTTAATGAAGTTTTGTCTAAGATTCATGCCGCAAATTATAAAAGTAACTTGGCGGATAAATTATCCAGAAAATGATTCTGGGTATCTTTGTTATATAACTTAACGTAAAGGATTACAGGTAATACTGTAGTCCTTTTTTATTTTCTTAAGGGGAAACATGTCTACTAAAAGAGCTGCGAAACTTCCTATTGTTCACGACACCGAGGAAAGACACACAAGTTCAAAAGTTCAACAAACAAATGCACTTAGGTTAAAAATTGATCACCTAAAATCATTTGAGCCATTAACAGATAATCAAAGGTTATTTTACGACGCATATAAAAGAGGCGATTACTTCTTAGCACTTCACGGTGTTGCAGGAACAGGAAAAACATTCATCGCAGTATACAAGGCATTAGAAGAAGTATTAGATAAGACAAATCCTTTTAATAAAATTATTATAGTTCGTTCGGCAGTACAATCTAGGGAGATGGGTCACCTACCAGGAGACATTGACGAGAAGTTAGACATCTATCAACAACCATATCGTCAAATTTGCGCTACTTTGTTTGATAGAAAAGATGCATACGATAGGTTAGCCGAGCAAGGTCATATTGAGTTTATATCAACATCTTTTATTCGCGGTATGTCATTCGATGATGCAATTATTATTGTCGATGAGATGCAGAATATGAATTTTGAAGAGATCGATACTGTCATGACACGGGTAGGTTATAGGTCAAAGATTATCTGGTGTGGAGACTATAGACAAACAGACCTAAATAAGAAGAAGACCGATGTGAGTGGTATTCTTAAATTTTTTGATATTGCCTATCACATGGGTGCATTTACTAAAATAGAATTTGAAGCGGCTGATATTGTGAGAAGTTCTTTAGTTAAAGACTATATATTGGCAAAGATTAGATACGAAGACATGGAGAATTAAATGAGTTTTGATTTCGAATTTACTGAAAGTCATGTAAGAGAGTTATTACCACGCGCATTAGGAGGACCTGATGACTGGTATGAAAGTATGTGTGAAGCTTTACCTCAGTACGGTATTACAACGGTACCAAGGGTTGCTTCTTTTATTGCGCAATGTGCACACGAGTCTGGAGGCTTCTCAATGCTTGAGGAAAACCTTAACTATAAAGCAGCTACATTGACAAGGATATGGCCTCAACGGTACCCGGCTGGAGTGGCGGAGCAATATGCAGGTAAGCCTGAACTTATTGCTAATAAATCGTATGGTGGTAGGATGGGTAACGGGCCTGAGGCGTCTGGTGATGGTTGGAAGTTCAGGGGCCGAGGACTTCTTCAATTGACCGGTAAAGATAACTACCGTAATTGTTCAAGGTTTATGTTCCAGGATGAAACGCTATTAGATAATCCTGATATTCTTTTAGATGCTTATTACGCTATTCACTCTGCCTGCTGGTTCTGGCATAAGAATAATCTTAACCAGTACGCCGATTCTGGTGACTTCGTTATGATGACTAAAAAGATTAACGGTGGTACTATTGGTCTAGAAGACCGTAAGAAACATTTCGCCCACGCAGTTGAAGTCTTATCAGGACACCATTAAAATAACATATGTTTAATCATGTACAACTTGACCGTGAAGTCCCCAAGCTACAACAACTGAACGAAAATGGTACCCGGTACTATGTTACCCCTGAAGGTAATAAGTACCCTTCTATTACTACCGTGCTTGCCGCATACAACATAGGTTATATTATGGAGTGGCGTAAGAGGGTGGGCGAAGAAGAAGCTAATAAGATATCACAAAAGGCATCTGGTCGCGGTACCCGTATTCATACTCTGTGTGAGCAGTATATTGATAATAAAACACCTGCATTTAAGAGTCCTTTAGATCAAGAACTGTTTAATAAATTTAAACCTACCCTTCATCGTATTAATAACGTATACGCTCAAGAGCTACGAATGTACTCCGATCATTTACGTATTGCTGGTACAGTGGATTGTGTAGCTGAATTTGATGGGGTCTTGTCAGTTATTGACTTTAAAACAGCTAAACGGCTTAAAAATAAAGAAGATATCGAGAATTATTTTATGCAATGCTCGGCCTACGCTATTATGTTTGAAGAACAGTTTAAGATCCCGGTTGCACAAACCGTGGTTGCCATCGCAGTAGATGATGAAGAACCCCAGGTGTTTGTTGAACGTAGAAATACCCACGTAAAGCGCTTAATGTACTTTCGGGACCTCTACGAAAGAAAGAGTGGATTAGTTGTTGCCTAGCATGTATAATCCATATGTGGGCGGTTGAGAATTAGGTCGCCTAAATAAGATTACGATCGTATGAAGTTAATCGAAAGTAGTTCTGGACAGGGGTGCAAATCCCCTCAGGTCCACCATAAGGCCTTAGAACCAATACCTCCAACGACCTGTTGTGGTAGAGGATGCGAACATTGTGTTTGGTTAAGTTATTTCGAAGCACATAACGCATGGAAGAGTCTTTATGATGGGCCTGTTCTAGAATCGACAGGGCAATAAGTACAAAGATGGACGATCCGACAGAGTTGTCGTTAACACTAAACAAAAACAAATGCTAACGATGAAAAGTACGCATTAGCAGCCTAAACTCTGCTTAGGGTTTCGGTAGGTTTCCTCGTAACAGAATAACCTACTCTTATACGGAAAAATTAAATGAATATTGATTTTGAAAATAACGGTTATTTAGTAGTTAGAAATTTCTTTTCTGAAGAGACAATAGATATTTTAAGTACGTACTTTGACCTTAAATATCGAGTAATACAAAGTGATAGCTCTTTGCGTCAAAAGTACTCAGCTCCATCACAAGATGCAGCTAACGGGTTAGTTTTCAGTGATGATTACCTAACAGAATCGATTCTTTTGTTGTACGGAGACAAGATGAGTAAGGTATTAGAATTAGACCTTGTTCCTACATATACGTATGCAAGAATTTACGAACAAGGTAATAATTTGAAGCCTCATAGAGATAGACCGTCATGTGAAATATCAGCGACATGTCCTATTACTATTAGTGATAATAGAGCATCTACTATTTACATATCAAAATTTAAGTTTGATCCTTTTATTCATTTAGACATGTATCAGGACTCTGGGGAAATTAAAAAATTAGGAGACTATACACGGGTAGATTTACTACCTGGTGATGTTTTATTTTATGAGGGATGGGAACGACATCATTGGAGAGAACCTCTTGAATCTGATTACTTAGTTCAATTCTTTATGCATACAGTACAAATTAACGGTCAGTTCAAAGACTTCGTCTTTGATAAAAGACCGTACATGGGGTTCCCTTTTAGGGCATAATACATAAAGTTCTCGATCTTTAAAATCGAATTTTTAACACTCATACACACAAAGGAGATTATATGAGTAACATGACCCCCTTCGAGATTCGTCTCGAACTTCTCAAAATGGCCAAAGATATGCTTGGTGACGATTACTACGGTAAGCGTGAAGTAATATCTAACGACTGGGCCACAAAGGTAGAGACCGCTAAACACGCCGGTCAAACGCCTCCAGAGCACCCCGGCTATCCAGCCTATCCCTCAGAAATAGATATCATTGCAAAGGCTCACGTCTTGAATGGTTTTGTTTCTAACATCCCTCAAGATAATATTAAGACTATTAGTAAAAAGTAATCTGAAGGTAGGGGCTCTTGTTAACTCAGGAGCCTCCTTAATAAGGAAAACCAATGGTAAAAACTTTTAATCTATTTTTAAAAATAGGTCTTGTGGTATTGATGGTATTTTTAGTTACCAAATTTACCGCCAGTAGAATCAACTATCATAATACTAAGCAGTATAATGGTACCCCAATCACAATGGAGGAAAGAGATAGACAGTTAACTTGTCTTGCAAAGAACATTTATCACGAGGCGGCTACAGAACCCTTTGAAGGTAAGGTTGCAGTTGCACAAGTTACTTTAAATCGCGCAGAGTCAGGTAAGTTTCCGTCTGATATCTGTAACGTAGTATATCAGAAGAACGTAGTTTACGGTAGAGTCATTTGTCAGTTCTCATGGTACTGTGAAAGCGGGCCTAAGGTAAGATCTAATGCTCATTACAGAGAGTCAATGGAGGTAGCTAAGAAAGTACTTTTAGAAAACTTTAGATTACCCTCAATGCATAAGGCCATGTACTATCATGCCGATTATGTAAACCCTAATTGGAATCTTCCAAAGATCAGTCAAATCGGTCGTCATATATTTTACGGTGAGAAAAATGGAAAAATTTAACCAATTAAAGAATCAAGTATTCTCTTACTTCGAAGGCTTTACTAAAGCCACAGCCGAAACGTTTGCATGGATAAGTGTTGTGGTAATGATCGGTGCAACTATTCCAGGCTTTATTGCCGTTATGGCAGGTGCAACAGATAAGATGCCTCCTCTAGATATTACCCTGATGTTGTGGACGGGGCTATTGCTTTATTTTGTAAAATCAGCTATACTTAAAGACATGCTGATGGTAGTGACAATTGGATTTGGTTTCGCCATTCAAGCAGTTATGTTAGGCCTTATTTACTTTGTATGACAGACGAAAACGAACAACTGACTGATGCTCTTGTAATTACTAAACGATTTAGATCTCCTACTGAGTTTAGTTTATACATTGATGAGCAGGTATCGGCATTTAAGATAACCTATATGGATGCAGTTATTAATTATTGTAATGAAAAAGAAATCGATATTGATAGTATCGGTTCATTGATTAATCAGAAACTTCGAGAGAAGATTCAAATGGAGGCTGAACAAGCTAACATGATTAAACCCCGAGGTCACTTACCTGTATGATTATGGAACCTTTTGAAGTTTATCGTTATTATTTGGCATTACGCCTGCATTTTACGACAGACAATTATAATGTGATTGAACAAAAAGGTCGAGTTCGTGCTACCAAGAACTCTTTCTTTAAACGTAAAGATCTTTTAGCTATTCGCCGTGTTGCTGAAACTTATTCGGATAAAGATATTGTAGACTTCTTGGTAGCTAATTTTGTATCCGGTGATAGATGGGGCGGAGTATTTGACGTAGAAGCCAAAGACCGTTACCAAGGATGGAAGAAACGTATAGAATCTATCTCATATACGTTTAAAAAAGAACTAGATAAGGCTGTATTGTTTGCTGATAAGAACAATATTACCTTTGACGGTCTCTTCGAATGCAATAATGGGCAACACCCACCTATTGTAAAAATGTATCTTCGGAACGATATCTCAATTGAGACTCTTGTAATCCTGAATAAGCTAAATAATTTTACTGATCAGTTAGATCAGGATCTGAAAGATGATTTAGTCTGGCCGGATACATCAAGAATTATCAAGAAGTATTCACCTTTTCTAGAAATTAAAAAAGACAAGTACAATGAAATTTACCGAAGAGCAATTGGACCTTTCTGAAGC